ATTTTATCTCGTTACGCCAAACCCGGCGACCGAATACTCGACACACACGGCGGTAGCGGTTCAATCTGCATTGCTTGTCACGATCTCGGGTTCGATTTGACGTGGATGGAAAAAGACGCGGATTATTACGCGGCGGCTTGCAAGCGATACAAGGATCACGCGGCGCAGTCGGTACTTTTTGAACCGCACGAGATAAGACAGAATGCGTATAACAACGAGTTCGACCTGACAACTTAGTAAAGTTGCAGGTCAACTCAATGTTATACGGACGGCAAAAGGCATAACGCTACGGTTATGCCTACAAGCCGCAAAGGAGAAAAAGAAATGGCAGACATAAACGATGTGCGTAAAGCTCTTTTTGAGGCATACAAGAAGAAAGAGCAATCAGAGGACGGCATAGAAGGAAAATCCGGCGAGGGGTGGTGTGAAGTTTTATACCCTACATTCTGGGAGTGCGAAACTATTGACGAGTTTTTGAAGCCGTGCGGGGTTATGGTTTACAGCTACGCACTTGGCCCTTCTCGGCAACATTATTTTAGATATGCCGAAATCGAAAAAAATGATGACTATACCACTTGGTATGCTCCTGACTTTTTTGCCAAAGCGGTCGAAGTAATAAATAGCTGGGTTGAAGACGTATAACAACAGCTTCAACCTGACTCCGGGCAAGCCCGTCGCAGGTTAAGCAAATGTTGGATGGACGCTTTAGCCTCGTAACAAGTTACGCGGACACGCGCCACGATGGAGGTTGGAATGATATACGGAACAAACAAAATACTTAATAAGTTTTATGTTTGGCATTTTATTTATGGTTGGATCGAGGTGCAACATCCATCATCCAACACAGATTTCAACCTGACTCAGCCTGCGGCTTCGCAGGTTAAATCATAGTTCGGTGGACGCTCTGCGGCGTAACTGCGTTACGCCGACAACGCGCCAAGTTTTTGGCACGGATTACAGGAGGATGAAATGGCGTGTAATGGAAACTGCATTTATCTTGGCGAGCAATTTAGGTCTTGTCTTGGTAATCGTCCAGTTTGCGGGTTTTTGGCTGGCCCGGCTGTTTTCATAGACCAATCAAGGCCGATTTGCGAACATTATATACCAGACGGTGTCAAAAACACCGAACAAGCCAATGACGATTGACCAGATGTGTCGCACTCTCCAGCCCGAGACGCACGTTGCCCTATGCGACAAGCTGGAAGCGGATCCAGGCTCACACAAGAGGATATAGCTGCACTATGCGGAGTATCACGCTGGACAGTCATTAGAGCTATTAAATGTAGCAGCACCCATATCAGATAAACTATCCATCCTTGCCTATTCTCTTGTAAGTAAAGCATGACAGGAAAACACTTATTAAAAGTATAATCCTAGGAATACTTGACAAATCCTAGGAAGTCATGGTACAATACCCTAACGAGGTGAAAGATGAAATCAGATAAGTTTGTAACGATTGGCATTACAGCAACCAAAGATATGCGCAAGGTTTTTGAAGAGCTAAGGGAAACGGACACCAACTCGAAAAGCTACAAAGTATTGTTTGAACGGATGCTTATTGAATATGTCAATAAACGGACTGATATGTACAAGGAACAAATGCAGCAGGCGGAAACAGACCTTAAAAATATCGGTGAAGATATTGGCGCGCTTCAAGGCGAGCTTGCAAACGAAACCGACAGCGAGCGGTCAAAGTGGCTTGCTTCAAAGCTCGAAACCTACCGGGCAATGGAAAAGCAATTTTTAGAAAACCGTGAATCAAACAATATGCTTTTTAATCGCTACCAGCGGATATATGGAACGGCCAATCCTTGCAAAAACTATCCGGCTGATATTGACGATTAAGACGTAATGTTCGCGGTTTTTCATCGCCAAAGGCGATACCATGGTTCGAGAAAATATCCTGGAGAGGGGTTGACAGCTAGATGGTTCCGTGCTTTTATTCGGTAAAAGGAGGCCAGTAATGGCAGAATATCCGGTTTTATCCGAAGGCCAGCGGGTGATCGTGAACACGGGGCGCACGTTGCTTCCCGCAAGAGTGGACGCGGTAGCGGGCGTTGTCGTCTACTACCACACCGACGTCGAGCACAACAAGACGCCGGGAACCGAGGCGCGAATGTACGTCTACGCGATCCCCGACGAGTCAGAGCGTCTTTTGCAGGACATCGAGTCGCAGAACTACAGCTTCAAGTATCTAGCCGCCAAAATTGCGGCACAGGGAAAAGCATGAGGTGGCCGTTTACCCCGTTTGGTTCGGAACTCCTATTCGTTGTTTTTTCGCTGGCAGTAGTCGGCGCATTTTTGGTTTTGCTATGGAGGTAGCCATGTGTAGGTATGCAAAGCTCACGCAAAAAGCGGATTCCCTAGAAACCGCCGCGATTGCGTGCAAGACGGGTGAAGGCCGCGAGATTCTTTCGCGGTTTGCCATGACCATTCGAGCCGTGAGGGATTCGATGACGGTCGAGGAGGCGCAGGGATGAGCGAGAAATACAAGCTCATGAGTCGTCCGCCCGCTACCGCGCTTCGGCAAATAACGGGCGGCGACCTCAAGGGAAAAACAGACATCAACCCACAGTGGCGCTACGAGATCATGGATGAGGTGTTTGGGCCGTGTGGGGAAGGGTGGAAATACGAGATAGTTAGGCTTTGGGATTACCCAGCTTCCGACGGTACGGTGCTTTGTTTCGCACAGGTTAATGTCTACACGAAGTCCGCGAACGGATGGAGCGACCCGATACCGGGACTCGGCGGGAACACGCTCGTCGACATGGTTAAGGGATACGGTCAAGACGACGCGAAGCGAGCAAAGCCGAACGACGAGGGCTACAAGATGGCGATAACCGACGCGCTGTCAACCGCCCTCAAACTTCTTGGCGTGGCCGCTGACATCTATCGCGGAAACTGGGACGGCACAAAGTACCGTGAGGACGCTCCAGCGAAGCCCGCACAGAAACCTACCGACCAGAACGCAGAAACGCTCAAGGCCGTCATGGAATCCGTGCGACCGAACGGTACGCCGTGGTTTACCGATGCAGAAAAAGAAGCCTACCGCAAAAAGGTCAGGGTCTACGGAATAACCGAAACACTCAAGCAAGCAGAAGTCGCGCTTGAGGAAAAACAGGCGGCGGAATCGTGAACCTGTACCAGATCACGGGCCAGTACGCCCAACTCGCCGACATGGACATGGAGACCGACGCCGATGTGTCGGCTTTCCTCGAATTGCTCGGCGAGATCAACGACGCCTTCGAGGTGAAGGTAGAGAACTACTGCAAGCTCCTTGCCAACCTTGAGGCCGACGAGGCCGCGTTCGAGTGCGAGATAGAACGCCTTGAGAAAGCATTAAGGTCTCGCAGGAATAAGCGGGCGCGGATTCGAGAACGCCTCGAATCCGCTTGCAAGGAGGTTCTTGAGGAGGGGAAGTCCCGAACCTGCGGTACGTTCAGCGTTCTGGTCAAGAGATGCCCGCCACGGGTGAACGTTGTGGACTCCAGCATCATCGGCGAGGAATATCTCAAAAGCGAGCCGGACATAGCGAAGATCAAGAAGGCGCTGATAGACGGCGAGACCGTTCCCGGCGCAGAACTCACGAGAGGGACAACTCTCGTTATATCTTAGGGGGAAAACATGGCTGACGTAAACCACGCTACATTGATAGGCCGTCTAACGCGAGATGCGGCCTTGACCTACACCAGCGGCGGTATGGCCGTATGCAAGTTTGCCATCGCGGTCAATAAGCGCCGCAAGCAGGGCGAGCAGTGGGTCGACGAGGCGAACTTCTTCGACATCGTTCTCTGGGGAAAGCAGGGCGAGTCCTTGAATCAGTATCTCGTCAAGGGGAAACAGGTCGCCGTCGAGGGCGAGCTTCATCAAAACCGATGGGAGCAGGACGGGCAGTCACGGTCGAAGATCGAGATCAACGCGAATAACGTCCAGCTTCTCGGCGGCGGCGACAAGGCCCCGCGCGACCAGCCGCAAGGCGCGACGGATACCGTGTATCCAGCCGACTTCCCGGACGATATCCAGTTCTGATGGTAACGCTACCCGCTTGCGAATACCGCGTCACTCAAAAGGACGGCGCGGTATTCGTTGCCCTGAAAATACCGCCAGACCGCTGGGCTGGATTGTCGTTCGAGCTATCTAGCATTAAGGGCAACCAGATATCGGCAAAGATAGCAAAGCCGTTCAAGCCCCGGACGACGGGCGAGAAGTCACAAAACAACCACGCTTGGGGGCATTGCGTCGAGATCGCGCGGGCGTTGGCGATGGAGGTCTACGAGGTAGAATACATCGCGAAAGTTCGTGCGATCAAACGCGGATACCCCGTGAGTACTCATCTCGGGCTTGCCGTCCCCAAGAGCCAGGCCGATATTTCTACGGAAGAATGCGCGTATCTGATCGAGGAATATCACATGATAGCCGCCGAAAATGGCGTCACTCTGACCGAATCGGAGCCGGAAATCCTCGCGAAGCCAGAGGGATACTACCGCAAAGAAAACGACGACGCCCTCAAGCCAGTGAAACGATGGGAGGAGATGACCCGCGCGGAACAGGCCGAGGCCGACCCCGAGCGGTTCGACAAGGAGATGCAGCTGGATATATTCTAGTTGACAAGATTTAGCGCAGGGTATATCATTTCCACAAGGGAGCAATACATGAAGAACGACACTATCGAGTTAGACGGATTCACCAAGACCGCAGAGCCCCGCAAGGCTTTTCGCATCTCAAACGGACGGACGGTAACCAGGGCGTTCCGCGACTTCTACGACTCGCCTATAGAGATAGGCGACCTTGTAGACCTCTATCGGTCGAAGAGACGGCAGATGGTCGAGGTATTCCCTGGCGATCTGATTATCAGGAAGGCGGGTAGCCACCCGATAGAGTAGGAAGGCAAGTTAGGCTGAACGGGCTAACTTGTGTTATGCGGATGCTTCACGGCATACCGCCTTCGGCACTATGCCGATTACGCACTAAGGAGGTGCAGTTATGTCAATGAGTACGAATGTGGTGGCGTTTCGTCCGGCAGATGAAAAATGGAAGCAGATGAAAACGATTTATGACGCCTGCAAAAAAGCGGGCATTTCCACACCAAAAGAAGTTGATGATTTTTTCGATGGTGAAACGCCGGATGAAAATGGCGTGGAAGTTGATATTGAACAGGCTATGCGAAAATGGCATGATGACTCTGGGGAAGGATTTGAAGTTGATATTTCAAAACTACCCAAAGACATTAAGATAATCCGTTTTTATAATTCGTGGTAGCGCATAACAACTGCTTCAACCTGACATCCTAACGGATGCAGGTTAAGCAAATGTTATACCACTGTCTTGACTATCACCAGCCATATTGGTACAATTAAGGCAGGAAGTGAGGCCGCAAGCAGGCGGCACGAAAAAGCAGTGCGGGTACTCAAGGGCACCCGAAAGGGTGCTACAAGTCCTCGGAAGACCGCCACCGGGTCGCGCCGGACACTTCCTTTCGACCGTTTCGCCGCCTTGACGGTTATCAAGACGGATTAGCGCAGACGGGAGCGCCGAGACGCTGGAAGGCGTCATGCAGAGTGGGCGGACAGGGGAGCCGCGCCGAGTCGGGGGTGTGCGTGAATAGCGAGTTAGTGGTGCCACCGTGGGCCGCTCGCCGAAACACGGGTACGACCAATGCCGAAAGGTAGTGAGCGCACGGTGCAGGGTTCAAAGCCCTGCCTCTGCAAGAGAGAGGTGCTGATGTACGTCGACTTCTGTTCTCTAAAGCGCAGATACACAAGCCCGATGGCGGCCAAACGCGCCCGCCGTGCCGCCTGCCGGAACCACTCCGACGCCGAGGACACACACGTTTACTTCTGCCATAAATGCCGAGCCTACCATATTGGGCATAAATAGCTCCATGGGAACTAGGGCCAAGAAGAAGATAACTACCAAAAAGGTGCAAGAGGCCGTAAACGCAGCCATTCGCCGCCGAGATGGGACGTGCATGGTACGCGACGGAAGGCACCCGTGCAACGGCATTCTCACGGCGAGCCACTTCTACGCTGTTGGTGGGAATGGGTCAGTTCGGTACTACCCCGAGAACATCCATACCCAGTGCCTGGGCCACCACGGAATCCACGAGCGGAACCAAGACCCCGTATTCTATCACGCCTGGATGCTAGCCAATCACCCCGACGAACTCGAGTTCATCGAACGCGCCAGGGGGCGTGTCTTGAAGTACGACCAGGAAACGCTACATACGATCAAAGACCTCGCCGACGCTGACCGCCTTGACGAACTCGCGGCATATATTCGCGGGAAACTAGACCTGGAAGCATAGAAAACGTCAGCAAAATAGTGTATAATACTGACAAACGGGGGCAGGCGTGAAAGACTTCAAAAAGACAATTCTTGGGAAAGAGTACACGATTTGCTATGTTTCCAGCGCAGAACTCGGCGGGAATATGGGCGACTGTTGCCAGACAAAAGCCACTATCCGCATTTCAAAGGACATTTCCAAGGAACAGCAGGACGACACGCTTATTCACGAGGTTCTGCACATCATCGACCACGAGCTTATTCTCAATCTCCCCGAGGAGACGGTAGGACGCCTCGCGGTCGCCCTCTACTCGCTTGGAGTAAGGCTAGGGTAACATGGGCAGCCGCAAAAACTGGGAGTGCTTCGCAGCAGAATACCTCAAGGACTTCAACGCTACCCAGGCGGCGATACGGTGTGGTTATTCCGAGAAATCCGCGTATTCCCAGGGACAGCGGCTGTTGAAGAAAGACGAAGTAAAGGCGTATATAGCCAGCCATCAAGACGCCGTGATGATGGACAAGGACAAGATCATTCGTGATAACATCGAGTTCCTGGTTGACGTCCGAAGGAACGCAGAGGCGCGTACTGGCGACCGGCTCAAGGCTACCGAGCTGCTAGGCAAATACGCGGCCATGTTTACCGAGAAGGTAGAACACTCGGGGCTAACGATACAAATCACCCAAAAGCCGGTTGACGGAGAAGTAAAAGACCTTGGAACAGTTAAGCGTCGAGACGACGACTAACCGCGCTCACGCCTTATTCTTGAACCAAGACGCCGACTATTACTATTCCATAGGCGGGCGGTACTCGGCAAAAACATACGAGATAATCCAGAGGAACGTGCTGGACGCCTTGGCGAATCCGGGGCTAAAGGTCGCCGCCGGGCGCAAGGTGTACGCCTCGATCAAGGATACTCTCTACGCAGACTTCTTGAAGGTGTGCCGGAATCTGGGGCTAGATTCAAGGGTTTACGCCAGCACAGTTTCGCCAATGCGTTTGTCCTTCTACAACGGAAGTGAGGTTATTTTCAAGGGAGCTGACGACCCGGAAAAGACCAAGGGCCTTTCGGGCGTTCATCGGCTGATCCTGGACGAGCTAAACGAGTATACGCTCGAGGACTTCGAGAGCTATGAAATGTCGATCCGTGGAGACGGGTACAAGACTAAGATTTATATGGCGCATAACCCGGTACCGACAATCCCTGGCGCTCGGCACTGGTTCCAAGAGCTTTTCGATCCAGGGGTGCTTGTAGCTGGCGAGCCTGTTACCTGGACGGACACGAGTCTAGGGCGCGTCGCAGCGCTCAAGACGACGTACCGGCAGAACGCCTACTGTCCCGAGAAGGTCAAGACCAGGCTCGAGGGGTATCGGGAAACAAACCCGAATCTCTATAAGCTCTGGACGCTCGGGGAATACGCCGAGATGAAGGGCGTTATCTTGAAGGGCTGGGACGTTGTGCCGGAAGCCCCGGATGGAGTCCAGCTGATCGGGTATGGCCTGGATTTCGGCTTTTCGTCCGATCCGGCGGCTTGTGTCAAAGTATGGGGAAATAAGGACGAGATATGGGTCAAGTGTATCTGCTACTCGACCGACCTAGTGAACCGAGAACTATACGAAAAGCTGGCCGGGCATGGCGTTCTAGCTACCGACAAGGTGATCGCCGATAGCGCCGAGCCAAAGAGCATCGAGGACTTATACCGTCTAGGGCTTCGGGGTATACGGGGCGTCAAAAAGCGGGCGAACTACAAGGCAGAGATGGCGAATATACTACAGGGTATGAGAATACACGTTGTCGCCGGATCGACTGACCTGCAGCGCGAGCTATCTACCTGGTCGTGGGATGAGGATAAAACGGGCAAGCTATTGCCGAGGCCAAAGGATGGGAATGATCACGCGATAGACGCGCTCATCATGCTTCTGCACGACTGGCGTGGTAGTAACGTCGCAATGGCCCCGACTGTGGCGCTTCGCCTATAAGTGTGGTATAATACCGCAAAGGATGGGACTAATGGACAAGGAAACGCTCAAAGAGATATACGCCGCGCAGTCTTCAACCGTATCGCAGTATATGACAGACCAAGCATACGTTCGCGGCAAAAACCCAACGATTGCGAGAAACGCTACCGGGGATGATCCAGATAACCGCCTGGCGATCCCACTTGCCAAGGTCGCCGTTGACAACATGGTCGGATATATGTTGCCGCCTGGCGATCCCGACATCTACTACCAGCTCGTCGACGCTGGCGAGGATTGGGACAAGAAAGATGACGAATATAATCGCATTATCAAGGAATGGCGCGAGTTCAACGATGACGGATTACACGTCGCCGAGATGGTAGCCGAGGCGCTTTCCCATGGAACCGCGTATGAGGTCTACTGGACGAGCGCGGGCGATACTACCGAATATCCGATAAAACCCGAATGGGTAATGGTTCCTGCCTCGCAAATCTATATAAAGTGGTCTAACCAGCTCAAGCCGGTTAAGGAATACGCGGTGCGATTCTACCGCGACGGTGAGAACCAACACGCCGTCGTCTATTATCCGGGTGCCGCCGAGGGATGGGTCAAGGAGAAGGACGTCGACTGGAAGCCATTCCCCGACGACGATATGGCCTACCCATTTGGCATCGTCCCCGTCCTTGAGGCGAAGATCAACAAAGACGGCCTGTGTCTTTTCGAGGCCGAGAAGCAGATAATGGACCAACTCGACAAGGTGATGAGCAAATCACTCAACGAGGTTGATCGGTTTAATGCAATGATCGCGCTTTTCCCGTTCGTCGTGACACCAGAGCTTGCCGCGCAGCTCAAGTCTATGGGGTACTTCCAGGGCCTCGAACAGTACGACGCCGACAAGTGGCCGCGCTACATGGAGAAGAATCTTGGCGGTGCGGTAGAGTTCTACAAGTGGATGGCCGAGAACCTAGAGCGCCTGTTCCACAAGACGAGCCGGATTATCGACTTTACAGATCCCACGTTCGGCGGCGGGGATGAGTCAGGGGTAGCGAAGGCAATGAAGCTCCTCTGCATGGAGATGGTCGCGGCTAAGGCTGAAATCTACCTTCGCCGCTGGCTGACCGAACGCAAGGAAATGTACGATGCCTGTATAGATGCCGGTACGAGCGATCTTGATACGTCCATCTACAAGGCCGAAATCAAATGGCGGCGTAACGTCCCCGTATCAGCGAAGGAACAGCTTGAGATAGCGTCTCTCATGATGGGGCTTGGCATGACCAAGGAAGCGATACTCAAGATACTTCCCAAGGCCATTCTCGAGGACTGGGAGCGTGAGTTGGAGGAGCAGGAGAAGGAGACGGCCTCCCTTCCTGGACAAGCTGCACTCCCGGGAGCAGAGACAAGCGCTCAAGAGATAGACCAGGCAACAAAGGCCGCAATGCTTTCTGGTATACAAATAGAGGCGGCGAATAAGATCATAACCCAAATATACGATGGGCAACTAACTAGAGAAGCGGGCGTCCGTCAGCTTGTTATATTCCTTGGGTTGACAGAGGAGCAGGCTAGCGCTGTTATTGGGAATGCGAAGAAAGCGGCAGAATGACGTACAAAGAGTTTTCTAGCATCGGCTATCTCCTAACCGAGCAAGAGCGCAACGCCATTGCCATGGAGATAGTCGATCAATACCGTCTCGCCCTGGTCCAGATCAATGACAAGATCGGGGCAATGATCGCCAAGGCTCGGGATTCCGGAATCGCGCCGAAAGACCAGTATAATTGGGCGATCCAGTACAACCGCCTCGATAACCTCCGTGCGCAGATAGTCGACGCATACAAGGCGGCGGGCGGGAAAATAACCAGGCTCCAGATTGAGGCGTTTGAACTATCTTTCGCTAACCAGTATTACCGGACGGCCTACCAGATAGATTGGGCAGACCCTATCACGTTCTCGCCGCTTGACCCAAACCTCGTCAGATACGCCATGACCGGGGAGATTGAAGCATGGAAGGCGATTAAGGCGAGCATCGGGGCGGCTGATAATTACACCCCGGTTGCCGGAACGCTCAAGAGCCTTATAGCCGCGAACGAGACGAAGGCGCTCAAGGATATATGGTCCCAGGTAAACGCGGGGTTAATAAACGGCGAGGGTATAACCAAGATAGCCAAGCGCATCGAGACGGTTATCGGCACTGTTCAAAACGGTCGAGTTTCAGGCGAGATGTACAAAGCCCTGCGGATTGCACATACCGAGGGACACCGGGCACAGAACATGGCCGAGCTTGCCAAGGGCTACGAGGCAGAGGCGGCGGGCGTCAAGATGATGAAAATGTGGGACGCGACGCTTGACAATGCAGTCCGGCCGGAACACGCCGCGCTCGACGGTGTGCGTGTGCCTCTTGACGGCACATGGAATATGTCGGGATACCAGGCATCGTTCCCGGGCGATCCGTCGCTACCGGCGAGCCTTTCGGTCAACTGCCGGTGCCAGTCTATACCAGTTACCGAGACATACGAGCCAAAGGCAAGGGTTGGGCGCGACCCGACTACCGGGCAAAATCGGGTATTTGACTACAAAACTTTCCCGCAATGGGCAGAAGAAAATGGACTAAAGAAAAACAAATATGGTAAGATGTACGCATAGCAGGAGGTGGCTATGACTAATTCCGAGGTTTTTGAGGTTTGCGACGGGCTAGAGAACGCCTTTCGCTTGGCTCTAAACGTCGTGCCTTCGCAAAGCGTCAAGATCGGGGTAACCGACGACGAGGCGATAGAGATTGGCGCTAAGATCATTAAGACGGCCCAGGCGAAGATTATGACGCTCGAATGTGTGCTTGCGGCCATTAAGCTAGAGGAAGATGAAGGAGTTCGCAACAGGATCAAGGAGAACACGCTTCGGCTGCTTGATGCTATGGAAGTTGCAGAAAAGCAAAGAAAAAGTTGACAACGGCGGCTATACGTTGTATAATACGGGCAAATCTGAATGGGTAACTGTTTGGATTCCCGCCGCACGTTTTTACACACTGACCGGGGCACTGGTCGGAGGACAATCTCATGGACATTTTCACTGAACTCGTTTCGTGGGCTAAGGCCAACGCGAAAGATGGGGCTAATGTAGCCGTATTCGAGGAACTCGTGTCGAAGGCCGCACCGCCTGACGATTCTACCAAGGCGTATGAGTATATGCGAGCGATCCCATCGCTCCGCTCCGCGCTTGACGCCGCACTCAACAAGGAATACGACCGAGCCATCAAGAAGTACGAGGATGAGCGACTTCCCGAGAAAGAGAAGGTCATGCGCGAAGCTATCCGCAAGGAGCTGAACCCCGACGAGTCGCCCGAGCAGAAACAGATTCGCGAGCTTCGGGAAAAGCTCGAGGCAAAGGAAAGG